TTGGGCCGAGTGGACCGAGTGGACCTACCGGACCTTCTGGACCTACTGGACTACCGGGACAAACGGGTCCCACTGGACTACCGGGACAAACAGGTCCCACTGGATTACCTGGAACTAATGGAACTAATGGAACAACTATATCACCGGGAATAATCATGATTTATGCAGGATATTCATCAAGTGCTCCAGATGGATGGGTATATTGTGATGGTACATCATATGATTATGGAGCTGATCCTACATTCTATCCGCTATACCAAGCTATCGGTACTGGTTTTGGAAATGGTCTGAATGGAACATCATTCCAGGTTCCAGATTTAAGTAGAAAAACTGTTGTTGGTGTTGGATCAGATTCAGTAAGTCATTCATTCAGTTTCGCTGCTACTGGAGGTGATGATACCCACACACTAACAACTAATGAAATGCCTACACACTCTCACACAATTACCGACCCTGGACACATTCATGGTCATGGTGGTTCAGCCGGAGGATCGGTTATTGTTGGAATTGGTGCAAATAAAGCAGATGAAAGTAATACCGGTTCGGCAGTTACAAACATAACTATAAATAATGCCGGTGGTGGAGCGGCTCACAACAATATGCCACCGTATATAGCATTACACTACATCATTAAACTTTAAGTTTTTTCAAGTCATCAAGCCAGAGTTGTTTAGGAGTCTTTGCTTTCATTTCAGCAATACGAGCTTTCAGTTCACCAAGTTCTTTCTCATGTTTAGTAGCATTTGTAAGTGTCAGAGAAGCAATAGGAAGATTCATCAGGTAATCATATGATTCCTTGATGAGTTCAAACTTTTCCTTGTTAAGTAGAACATCACATTCCTCACGTGTTTTGCGACGAATGTCTGGAACAGGTTTCTCTTGACACTGCTGGCGAATGAAGCGAACCACATTCTCATGATAGGGTAGTTTATCGTTCAATGCCTTAAGGATGTGTTCACGACGCTTTCCATAAAGTTCAAGTCGTACAGTGGCAAACTCAGACAGAATCTGATTTGGACTATCATACTTCTGAATTGTACATTTAGAATTGAATGCGTGCATGTTCGTAATCTTGATCTTGTCGGTCAACTGCTTCTCAACAGCAGTTACGTCAGATCCAAGCTTAATCTTTACGAGAATATCCATATCTGTAGATGTATCCGTAAAGTCCTTGATAATTCCATCAGCAACCATCTTGTCAAGCGTCTCACGGAAATCAGCCGTCCACGTTCCAACTGGAAGTTCAGTGATCGTCATCGTATCTTTCTCGGTCTTCCAAACGCCCTTGACAATGTAATCATTCTTACCATCTTTTGCAATAGTACCCTTGAATCCGGAATAATAAGGAACAAACTCACGTTCAAGTCCCTTTCCAGTTTCTAACCACTCGACAAGAGCGGACTTGAGTTCTGTGGGATTAAATGACGGAATGTTCGTACTATAACCAGTTCCAATACCTCGTGAACCGTTCACAAGTAGCATCGGAAGAATCGGGGCATACCATTCAGGTTCTACAGGAGTTCCATCATCATCACGATACACGAGACAATCGAGATCATCTGCAGGTACAAGATTCTGAATATACGGTTGTAGAAACGTGTGAATATAACGAGGCGAAGCTGAATCTTTACCTCCCTGAAGACGAGTACCAAACTGACCTTCAGGTACAAACCACGCAATATTGTTTGACCCTACAAAGTCCTGAGCCATAGCTACGATTGCTTCTGTTAGCGATGCCTCGCCATGGTGGTAACCAGAGTGCTCTGAAACATAACCAGCAAACTGTGCTACACGAATTTCAGTCTTCAAGTTTCTCTTAAATGCAGAGTATAGAATCTTACGCTGTGATGTCTTGAGACCATCCATTACATTTGGAATCGATCGCTCCAAATTATAGTTTGAAAAGTGAATCAGATCTTTATGTACGAAGTCCTCGTACGGAACTCGTTGACCAGGATTTGCATTGATGATCTCACTGCGAGAATATGTCTTGAGCCAATCCTTACGATTGTCTGCCATAGCCTTGTTGAAAGCAAGCTCAATTGATTCATCACTGATCTCATTTGTATAAGAATAAGGGACAATATTCATTGTCTTGAAATAATCTTTTGCTTCATCTCGAGTCGAAGTACCAAGTCCCTTGTAGTACTTGACCTTCCACCCCTTAGAAGCATCAGTCTTTCTCCATTCCTCATAATCGTACTGTGTATAGAATGACTTTACTTGAGCACCCTTGGTTGCCTTTACAATTGGAGTTGCCATGTAGGTAATGAAGTTGGGAAACTTAATAAGCTCATGCCATAGTTCATGAAACATGTTAATCAGTAGTCCGCGAATGTGTGAACCATCATAATCCTGATCAGTCATAATTAGAATACGACCGTAGCGAAGTGACTTAAGATCATTATATTTCTTTCCAGACTCAAGGCCTAGAATCTTCTTCAAATTTGCAACTTCTTCCGTTTGTTCAACCTTGCGAACAGACGAATCTTTTACATTCAGTAGTTTACCTCGAAGAGGAAACACACCATATGTCTTTCGTTGTTCCTGAGAGAGACCAGATAGAGCCATAGCTTTAGCTGAATCTCCTTCAGTTAGAATGAGTGTACATTCATGACTCTTTGTAGTTCCGGCCATTGTTGCATCATCTAGTTTGGGAACGCTAATCTTGCTATGTTTCTTTCCATCAGTCTTTGAATTCTCCTTGTTATCCTTTACATTTTGCTGTTCAAGTACCTTCTCGACTACATTCAGTTTCGTCACGACTTTCTTGAGAAAATCATCGCTTAGTTTACATGACACTTTTGAGGTTAGAACCTCTTTGGTCTGACTGCTAAACGAAGGGTTCTCTACAAAGCAATGAATGAATACTGCTAGAGAATCGCGAACGAGCGCTGGCTTGACTTTGATTTTCTTCTTTGTTTCCAGATAATTCACTACATGAGAAACAACTTGGTTCGTAATTTCATCCACGTGCTTGCCGGATCGCGTCCAAATGCCGTTCACAAAGGAGACGTTGAACGCCTTGTCAAATGTACTGTCAGCGATTGCAACCTGCCAGCCCACTTGGGGAACGTCTGTGACGATGGCTGTATCTTTCGTCAGATACCAGGAGGCGTAGGAAGTAAGGTCTCGAAATTTGACTGGTGTGTTGCACCAAGTAACTCGAACGTCTTTTCCAACGGTCATGGCAAGATCAAAGACACGGCGCTGAAGAACCTTAAGTAGGCCTTCAGGAATATCTTTCCATCCAAATCTAGCAAAGTCAGGNGTCCATTCAATTTGAACGTACGGCTTTACCTTTGCTGATTTTACAGATGGAGTTCCAACTTTAGACATGTTATCTTCAAATGTTTGTACATATTTGAGTTCACGAACACCGTCAACAACGGTGACCTTGAGCTGCTTAGCAAAGATGTTTACGAGTTTTACACCATAACCATTCTTACCGCCAACCAGCTTCTTTTCTTCCTTGTCGTAATTCGTAGATGTCAATAGTTCACCAAATATCATTTGGGGGATATAAACACCATACTCAGGATGCTTTTCAACATCAATAGACTCACCATCGTTCTTGATCGTAATCGTGTTATTTTCAACTGAAATATCAATTGATTTTACAGGATTCTTTGAACTTTTCTGGCGAAGGCGTACAACATGATCATGCGCATTTACTAGCAGTTCATCAAACAGCTTATAGAATCCAGGATTGAAATTTGTAATCGTCTCTGCAACAAAGCTGTCATCTTTTACAACAAATACTTCATCATTCGAATTCTCAATACTACCGATGTATGTATCGGGTAGTGAGAGAATGTGTTCACGGTGCGTGTGTTTGCGATATTGTTTAGAAAGATCAGCCATTCTGTGTGTTTTCTATATGGATTGAGTCTGTTAAAATTCGTTTTGAATATATAAATGGCTGGAACACTTGAACGTATAAGTCCAAGTAAAGAAACACCTAGAGCTCAAATTCGCCCACGTAATGAAAAGCCTGCGCCGAAATCAACGCAGTATTCTGCAGTATTACCTGTTATTGATTCACCCAAGCCTCCTCCTAGTATGGCTGATCAAGCTGTAGCACAGTCTATGCAGGAAGACTTTGAAAAGAAAATGGGAAAAACTGGGGGTAAATCGCGTCGTCGTAAATTAAAGAGGTCTAAAAAGACTAAACGTCGCCATCAGAAAAAAAGATATTAAAATATAAATGGACGTTGTCATAGTGTGTGTTATAATTGGTGTGGTGCTAAGTGTAATATTATCTACGATATTTGGAGTGTATAGTAAAGCTACAGCTACACCGTACATCCGAACTCTATTCGGTATGTCATCAATTGATCTAATTTCTGGAGTTACTTTAGCAGTCATCATTGCTGCGTTTTTCCTACTAGCTGTTGTGTCTGGTCTCATCCGTGACCTAACATATCCCATGAAGAGTCCTGTAAAGTTTACGATTGAAACGGTATTGATGGGACTTTTACCTGCATTGGTCTTCTTACTAATGGCAGTATTTCGCGGTTATCCCATAGATTCTAAAGTTCTAGAAGAATTTGCTCTTCTATTAACCAAGTTCGGTCTCTTACACGTGCTATTACAGTTTAGTGGATTCTACAGTTTTGTATTTCCTCCTAAATAGAATAACGATTAGTTAATAAAAAAGCAGTGTCAGAATCATCCCACATTCCGTGATCTTTAAAACGTTGAACTTTTTCAGATGTAGTTGTTAAATAATTACAATGAACCATTTTTGCTTTAGAAGTCTTACCTTGATTGAAGTATATTTCACCATTGGGATATTCTTCAGTTGGTAGTTTATTAACTGTAACACCTACAACTTGCGGATATACGCGATTGAAAGCATGTTGATCATTTACACTTTTAGTTGTAACATTCGCTAACCATTGAATTGATTTTTGTATTACGGAGTTGGCAAAATATCCACTTCTTGCAAGAAAGAATCCGGTACAGCCTCCCCAAATGTCATCTTGCATTACAAATGTACCGCGTTTTGATAAAACATCACTCAAACAGTTTTGGAAAAATACAATATCATTATCAACCCACAAAATGTCACGATCAAGTCCCATATTCATTTTGATCACTTCTAGTTTCTTCAATGTGATTGAATTAAATTGTAAGCTACCATATGTTGCTACTTCTCTCTGAGTATTTAGAATATAACAATGAAATAGACTCATAGGAATCCCCACTTTCATAGCAGAGTTTAGCATATTTTTCATCATAGGTAATTGAGCATCATTTGTCATACAAACAATACGCATTTGTTTAGACGTTATCAGATTAAATAAACTAAATGCCGGTACGCAAGCCAAGGGCTACAAAAAAGGAAATAGAAGTTGATGAAACTCCTATTATATTTAGGCTAAAAGTCGGCGAGGAAGTCCTTGAACAAGTAGTACCAATGGGAGAAGTAATTTCATATTCAGATATTCTAACTTCAGTTGAAACATCTAAAGTTTCAGAACGTTTTAATACAGATCTACTGAAAAAAATTCTAGAAAATGCTACAACAGACTCTTATTCTGAACATACTGCTTGTTTTTGGTGTTGTAGTACTTTTAATTGGGTTCCATCAATTCTTCCAATTTCATACGATTCTTATAAAAACAATTATGCCTGTGAAGGACATTTTTGTTCACCTGAATGTGCTCTAGCTCATCTATATGCTGATAATTCTGTTCCAGACTCTGTTCGTTGGAACCGTCATGCACTACTATACCACATGTATCGCGATCTATATACATCTAAAGATCTTTCGCCAGCTCCTTCACGAAGTTTACTACGAATGTTTGGCGGACCATTGGATATTCAACAGTTTCGTGAATATACAAGTGGCAGTAATGATATCGTAATGTGTGAACTTCCCCCTATCAGAATGTTATTCCCTTCAATGAATGTTCAAGGGCCACTTCGTGATATTAAGCGTTATGTATCACTTTCTACAGATGCAGTCGAAAAGGCTTCTGAACACTTGCGCCTCAAACGTTCTAAAACTGTTAATACGAATGTCCCAACATTGGACATGTGTATCGCTAAGACGTAGCTTCTTTCTCAGGAATCACCTCAAGTACAACATGTTCTAATTCGGCTTTAGGGAGAATCATTTTAGCATTACTTCGCATGCGGCTTACAACTCCAGAACCGGCAAGTGCAGCAAGATCTTGTTTGATAATAGCACTTGTATCTAGCTTAGGGGGTGATGAACGGCGACGACTTACTTCTTTTTCAACTTCCTGAACAAGTTTAGGTTCGATCATCTTCTTAATAGCTTCAACGCGTCTCTCTTCAATGGTTTTCTTTGCTATGGCTTCAGCCTTTGCATTGATCTCAGCTAGATTCTCAGCAGCACTGTCATAAATCTTTGTCTTTTCGAGATTATCACATACTTCAGGCTTTGAAATCTTTACGTTCTTGAATGTGTATTCAAATGAGTCAATTACATCTTTCGGAATGGTAGGCGATGACTCAATGAGGCGATCAAGTTCGGAACGACAGACTAAAAGAAAGTCCATACAGTTCTCACGCTGAGCACGAGGAAGAGCTAACTCAACAGATATCTTGCGTTGTAGTTTTCCCCATGAAATGCCAGACGAACGATGAGCCTCCATTCCCTGTGCATATTGTAGAAAGTTAGCAACTGTAGTAACCATACCAGCAATAAGTGAAACAGCTCCGACGCCTAGTTGAGCAATAGGTTGTAAGTCAGGAGGAAAGATAGATGACATACCAAAATTAGCTGTTCCAGTGAGAGTCGAAAGAATAATGACTGGAATTGTAAAAGCCATATTGTAACCACGATACTTCTTCTCTGTTCGGTCATGTAACCAACGGTAACATGCAGCCTTGTCTGACCACTCTGCAAGCAGTATCTCCTCACTGTCACCCCAGCCACCATTTACAAGATGAACTGTAGGCTTCTTAACTTCAGGAGCTGAGGGTTGTTGTGCCATTATTTAGATACAAGATTCCTTAAACCAACAATAGACTTCTATAAATGCAGGAGGTCGATGTAGAACACGGACGACAAAAAAAAGCTATGATCACATGTGACCATGTTCTTCAAAAAACAGCAACTCCAAACTCTCTGCGTATGGACGCAATCATTCATCATGTAACAACAATTCCTGCAATTAAAAATCTTCTATGTGTTTCACAGCATGATTATCTTCCTCATGTATTTGAAGCTGTTCAAATTGAGACAGACGTATACTTTCAACTTACTGATTTGAAACACAAAGATGGTCAGTTAGAAACAATTAAATTTGAACTCTTTTCATATGAACATGAAGTTCAATTTTTACAGGCATTTATTGATCGTTGTAATACCGACTTTGCTAGAAAAATGGCAAATAAGCTTGGAACATCTTTATACTACTTTGATATGATCACACAGAACAAATCAAAAAAAACTATGCAAAATGCGCTTCCTAATACACACCTTCTTTATACTAAACATCAGTTCCATACAACACGGTCATTTGATAACGTATTCTTTGAACAGCGTGATAAAGTTCGTAATCATGTACAATTTTTTCTAACTCGTAAAGATTGGTATGAGAAGAAGGGTATCCCTTACACCCTTGGGTTTATGTTTCACGGAGAACCTGGTTGTGGAAAAACATCTTCTATAAAGGCAATTGCGAATACAGCTCATCGTCATATTTTGAATATTCATCTTTCTGAAATCAAGTCCAAGTCACAACTTCGTCATCTATTTTTTAATGATGAAATTCATGTTTACAATGGAACTGTGACGGAACGGTTTATTATTCCAGTTCATGAACGTCTTTATGTAATTGAAGACATTGATGCAATGGGTGATGCTGTTCTTAAGCGCGAATGGAAGAAGCCGGTTGTAGTTGAAAAATCTAAAGATAAAGTTGGCGATGCATGGCTTGACAACAAAGAACATGATGATGAAATCAAAGAACCAATTGATCTTTCATTTCTACTCAACCTGCTTGATGGAACTCTAGAGGCATCTGGTCGTATTCTTGCCATTTCTTCAAATTTTCCGGAAAGAATTGATCGTGCTCTTATTCGACCAGGTCGTATTGATATGATTGTCCATTTCAAGAAGTGTAATCGCCAAATTCTCCGTGAAATGGTAACCAGTTTTTATGATAAGGAAATGGATGATTGGACAACCAATGAACTTGATTACAAATGGAGCCCAGCTGAAGTGAATCAAATTTTATTCCGAAATTTTGGAAATCCAGAAGAAGCAGTACAAGAGCTAAAAACTTTAAATTCTCGTGATCTGTACGGCTTTATTTCTGAGTAATTGCAACTGCAAGTCTGTGAATATTTTGAATATATGCCCAAACATTGTTCTTTGATTCTTCAGACATAGATTCAATATATTTCTTTAGCTTTCCAAATACATTCATATCACCAACATCTTTTTCATATTCAGAAAAAGAATACTGCATGAAGAAATCCTCATCTTTATTTGCAATCTTTTCGGAAAATGGTTGAGTGTAGTCGTAAATACTTTTTACAACAAATGCAGGATTTGTTATTTTTGCCATTTGTATATTTCTTTTAAACAGTGGAAAGTCAGGATCTTTTGGATACATTTCAATTAGTTCTTTCGTAAAAGTTTTAAGTTGGTCGAAAAGTGCAGTCATTAGTACCGTCTTTGACGCCATAGTTATATTACTTACGCGCGACTCCTGAAAATTCACTTTTACGCTGGTCCTCCATTAATTTCATTCGAGCCTTTACATCCTCATTTGACCCGGCCTTTTCTTTTGCAATAGTATTCTGAGAAGTGGGTTCGGGAGGACCAGATGACGACCCACCGCCCAAGAATGTATATAAACTTCCACCATCACTTGAAAAATTTGTAGGAGTATCCCATGATGAGTATGCTTCTGTTAGACGACCAGAACCTTCAAATCCCCATGCGTTCAAGTCACCAACCTGTGTCTGAGCGGATGCTGGGCTATTGTCGCTCTTTGTAGGAAGTTCCTTACGGGCGTTTGTAGGCTTCGCAATGTAACCATAAATTTCCTTTCCAACGACCACGTCTTTAGTCTCAGGATTATACAGCGTAGGAACTGCTTTTAGAAAAGCAGGGATTTGGTTTCGCTGCATAGTATCGACTAGAACAAACTTATAGAGTCCAATTTTATTGAGAGCTTTTAGGGTCTCAATCACCTGCTTTGAATTTGGACATTTATCGCTATAAAATAAGTATGGTTGAGACATGTCGTTATGCCTTTTCAGGAAAAAAACGGATCAAACAATAACGAAATGGCAGAACATCAAATGGCGTCGATTGAAAATCTCAAAACAAGTAACCGTGGGTTTGAGCTATCTTGCGATTTTGTGAACTTTCCTATTTCATTTGTGAATGCTCTTCGTCGTATTCTGCTTTCGAATATTCCGACCGTAGCCACACAAAATATTGAAATCATCACGAATACTACTCAGCTACCTCACGAAATGCTTAAGCATCGTGTAGAAATGCTACCAATTAATGTTCTTCCTTCCGACTCAGCTACAATTAAAGATGCAAAAATTGAACTTCGTATTCTAGCATCGCAAGATGAGAAACCACGTACGATCACAACTTCTGATTTTGTAGTAGAGTCGGGACGTGAGGGAATTCTCATGAAGGACCGTGATATTGATCAACCAATGCTATTTCTACGTGTTCGAAAGGGTGAAGAAGTTCATCTAAAAGCCACATTGGGTGTTCTATCAGAGACTAAGCATGTTGGTCAACTATGTAATGTAAGTACATGGTGGAAAGTAGATCCTGAGAAAGCTAAAGCCGCTCGTAAGGCACATGAAGATGCTGGTAATGATGTTCGGGAGTTTGATAACTTTCTTATCCAGAAGTGTTTCTATACGAATGAAAAAGGAGAACCATATTGGATCTGTCTTGCTATTGAAAGTATCGGTGTTATGACAGCAAAGGATGCTCTTCGTATTGCAGTAGAAATTCTACGAAAGAAAGTGAACGATTATACGAAAGAAGCTACCGAGAATATTCGTCGCGAACAAGATAACACATTTAGTGTTCTAACCAAGACAGGTGGTCATACAATCGGTGGTCTATTTCAACAAGTTATATATAGTGATCTAAATACGTCTTATGTTTCGTATGATATTGTTCATCCTCTAAAACCCGATCTAAAACTTCAGTTTTGCAGCGACAAGACTCCGGAATCTGTTCTAATGATGGCAAGAGATTCAATTGAGGAGTATTGTAGTCTTCTAGAAAAGGTTCTATAGAATAATAATGGCAGAGGTTATAACATTTGATCCTCAAAGTGAATTTGAATTATTAGATGACCCATTTGAATTTGAGGAAGAAGTTCAACGATCGGAATCTGAACGATTTTTTACATTACAGGATCAGTTGAATGATTATTTTCAAAAGATGCTTCCGAAAGATAAGTCTGTTTCTAAATTCGAAATCAAAAAACTAGCAAAAGAAGTTAGTCGTATGGAACAAGCATACACCAATACTGTAACTATTACAGATGCCGAATATAAAGTTGATCGAACACGTACAACATTGAACATTCCATGGGTGAAAGGTATATATGAAAACTTTCAGTATACAACATATTCATTTGAAAAAGATTGGTCGCCATTGTTCGATAAAGAAAACTTGTATGTTCCGCAGTACTATAACCGTATGATTACTGCATTACCTCATCCTTTCATAACTGAAGGAACTGAAGGTGTGATATTACAGAACAGTGCTGCTCTTGTGAACGAGAAGGGTGAAAAGCCTATTTATGCACTTGGAAACTATAACCGATCAAAGACGATTATTCATGATGACGGTACACTTGACCTAACATTGATTCCAATCGGTAACACAAGTGATAATATTCGCATAAAGGGTTACTTTTTAGAAAAACGTGATTTAGATGTCCCCAAACCTTTACCGGATCACCCATTTCTTGCTTCAAATGAAGAATCGAAGATAATAACAAATGAAACATTGTTAGATATCTTTCCTACAATTCAGACCATTATGTCACATGGTGTTCCATCAACAACCGATCCGTACGGTGAAGGGTTAAAATATTTGAGAGTGTATGACGTGAAACTAAGTCAAATTCCATGGGAGTCATGGAAAGACCGTTTTGAACCAGTTCATCCGATCACTGCAACACCTCCTACGCTTTCTATAAAATTCTTAGAACGGGATATTGAAACACATCCTTCAAAATCATTACAAGATTCATATTCTTATAAATGGGGTGAAGGTATATCTCCTCGTTACTGGCTTATGAATCAGGAAGATGGTGGTGTGTTTGTTGCCAAGATGTTACTATCAAAAGCAAATGAACATGGTAATGTTGCTGTTATTCCTATAGAAGCTCAACCTTCTACACAGTTTCCGTTTTCTACACCTGATGAGTGTTACACATTTGATACATTTGAATCGTTAACAGAAGCTGGTGTTTATCGTTCACCTGAATGGAGTAAAATAAATAAAGCAGTTGATGACAGAGAAAAAGGTAAGCTAGTCGAAGATCCTAAAGGAACATGTGTATCTGTTGGTCTTATACATGAAGAACAAAAGAAACTCATTTCTCACGGAAGAACTGTTTGGCAAGAAGATATGAGTCATAAAATTATAGAAGATCATCTAAAATTGCTCAAAAAGTTTCAGAAGCTTCCTTCTAAAAATGTTCAAGTCGAAAAGTTTGAAAAGTTTGAAAAGAAGAACAAGTCCGAAATGCGCAAACATGTTCTTTCTATTTTAGCTGATACCGAACGTACTGAATTAGATAAGGCAAACGACATAGAAAAACTTTTGGTTACATTGAAGTTAACAGATCGTGTATATACCGATAAGGAAGACTTATTTGTTATCTGCCAACACACAAGTGCAATTCTCAAAGGTGAATTAGAAGAAGACAGAGCAAAGTTTTATGATGAATGGTCAATTGCAATTGACGGGTCCAGAACATGTAAATTTTGCGGAGAAGAGATTAACAAAGACGTAATTGTTGCACAAGATGATTTTGATAGCGATGGTCAAGTTCAAATTAACTATGATACACTTGTCGTAAATGAATTCCAAGGAGAGTCACAATTTTCTTCATTTGCCGGATCACTTCGTAACATTCAAAAAATGTTCATAGTTGGACGTACAAGTGAAGATATTTTATATTTACTGTTATCTCTTCTTCAAATTCTACCTGAAGATAAACAATTATTACCTATTCTTCAAACAGTTCGTGAAGTAGCAGAAAGTGTCCGTAGATCGCCAAAGATTCCTCAGGTAGGTAAAGATCGTGTAGAAGGTATTCTTGGAATTATCGGTTGTGTCTTTTTGCTTCAAATTCACAATCCGTTCTTATATCCTCGTCGCGCTGTTTCAAAGCTAACTGGATTTCCACGTGATACAGATGATACCAAACATTCTGATATTATATTCTCGATAATGACTGTTTTAAAGACTCCCTATGAGTCAAGTCCAAATTTATTCAAAGGTCCTACAACAGAAATCTTTAAGGAGATAGTAAATAATCCTCGCAAAGTAAAAGATGAAGCTGTTCGCCTTATGGTTCCATTTATTAATAAATTTAAAACTCAACTAGAAGAAGCTAAGAAACGTTACGACGAATCAGCTCCAACTGAAATAACAACAAAACAACATATTGAAATGCCTCTACTTCCAGTTGCAAAAACAGAGTACACAATGACAGAAGTTAAATCAAACGAAGAATTGTCATCTGTTTGTGCTACACCTTCTCCTCACATTTACTTTCAAGGAAACAAGACTGTATCAGTTTCACAAGATAGTCTCAAGTTATGGGACAAAATTCAACCTTCGGGACGCGCAATTGATATTGTTAGCACACCTTTTATTTCTGAATCTTTCAAATTTACAGATGTTGAAATCCGTAAGATGAAAACAGGAGGAATTCCTAAGTCGTTTGCAAAAATGGAGAAGTTAGTCACTTTTTTGAACTCAAAAGAAGACGCTAATTCGTTCCTAACATTATTTAATCGTTTACTCGATATTCTTTCAACTAACAAATATGATATAAAAGAGTTGATCGATTATCGAACAAAAGCAGTGTATCTAAAGTCAGATACGTTACTAACAAAAGATGCCGCAATAGGACTTATATACGAACTTCTTGAAAAAATTAGTAAGACTCCTACACTTGTTAAAGTTATAGCGGAAGCTGTCAAGCGTGATGTTGTATTACAGATGATTTTCCTCACTTCAGAAGAAGCTGTAAAAGAAAATGAAGCCTTGCGTACAGCTGAACGTGAAACTCTCAAGAAGAAGCTTCGTTCCATGAACGACACGTCTCGTGAAATTACGAAGATGTTGTTAGATATTGGTATTGCCGATTTCCTAATCACAAATGCTGATCGTGAGTTCTTTGCTCGTCAATATGCAAATGTAAAAACTGAACTTGAAGAAGCAAAAGAACTAGACGCAAATATGCCTGAAGAAGGTTACAATGATACACGTGATTATGTAGACAACGGTGATGTGCCTATAGGAGAAAATGGTGTTGAACTACCAGTTGATCGTGGTGATTACGGTGATCGTGCTGTTCGTGATTATGATGATTACACAAATACTGGTGTAATGGATGATGGCGAAGGATTTGGAAATTAATCAAACACCATCTTTTCAACAACGTAGTTTCTCTTTTTATACAAATCAAGTCTCTGTTGAAACTGTCTACGAAATGCAGGATCAACAATATCAATAATCAAAGGATCTATTTTGCGGATTGATTTATCCACTCGCAGAATGCGTCCAACAATTTGATCCACATCTGGGCGAGATGTAGCAATAATAAGTGTGTTTAATGTAGCGACGTCAAATCCTTCTTTGCACATCTGATAGGTTGCCAGTAGGATACGTTTAGTGGCGCACCATTCTGCTCTTTGTTCTGCCTTTACTTTGCGTCCAAGAATACATGCAGTTTCTTGTATTTCTGTTGGAAGCATATCAAACAATGTTTGTGCATGATCCACGCGATCTGTTAGAACAAGAAGTTGACGTTCTTTCTCCTCACTTACATCGAGTAACAATTTTATCAGAAATTCATTACGAGGTTTATATTCGACAACTTTGTTCACCATGAGTGATGTAAACATTACTCCGGCTGGATTCAAAATAACAGCATCGTATTCATCATCTCCCGAATTGAATTCATATACTTCAACTTTTACTCCTTCGTCAATTTTATCAGCTGTATTCGATTTGTAAAGAAGAGGACCAAGAAACCAATGAATAACATGCATCAATCCATCTTTGCGATCAAGAGTAGCAGAAAGACCAAGAACATATTTTGAAGTTAACTTCGTCATTGCGTTACTGAACGATTCAGTAGCAATATGGTGACATTCGTCTACAATTACGAGACCAATCGGTTTGAATGTTTTTGAATGATAATCTCTCTGTGACACAGTTTGAAGCATAGCAACTACAAATTCTACATCTTCAGTTTGTGATTGTTCTCCCTGAACAAATCCTATTCTTGCTTTGGGAAGGAATGCTTTGATACGCTCAACCCACTGATCGCGCAAGAATGTATTATGAACTAAAACAATTGTAGGAACTTTGAGCTGAGAAGCAATGTATAAAGCGCAAACAGTTTTACCTCCACCTGTTTGAAGAGAAATGACTCCATCATGCGGTTCTGGAAGCAAATATGAGTTTACTACTTCTTTCTGATTATCACGAATTGTTCCTACAAATTCCCAAAACTTAGGATCGGTTTTAGATACTTCGCGTGTTGAACTTTTAATCGGACCAAACGTTTCAATTCCGTAATGTTTAGGCAAATATAGAAACTCTTCTGATTCTTTAAAGACCGGATATCGTTTGACAAATTGAGGTTTTACAAATACAGAAGGAATGTGAGGTTTCACAGTCAGAATTCCTTTTGTATGATGAATATGTTCAATAGCACTTTTTGCAATTTGATAACCGCCCAAAGTAAGAGCCATTACTATAGTCTTGTATTTTCATAGAACTATCCATTTTTACTTAATGGATCAGGACGCAATGACATCAATTATTGTGGTATCACTTATTCTTGTAGGAAGTGCTTATGTTGCACATTACCATTGTTGGTCTAGGCGTCAACGCGACCGATCATCTTCAATGCTAGAGTCACCCGAGATTCCGGATTTTTAGGAAGATCCACATGAGCAATACGACCATATCGTTTCATTTCTATAGTAAACGTTTCTGGCTCTCCGGTTTTTACATAATCAGACATTTTGCGAGATAGTTCTTTGAGTGGCCCATAATTTCTATCAATACCCAAATCATATAACTGTTTCATAACAGATAAGCATTCGTTTAGTCTTGTCATCCTTGTAGTATTTTATTCACATGCGGTGAAAGTCGTTGAGCTTCACGAAAAAATCTTCCCGTTTTAAAAGTTGAAAAGATACGAGAACATGAAGCAAGTGTAAAAAAGTCAACTAACATATCAACAGTCATTTCATCCTTTGTAACTGTTAGAGCGTCTTTAGTTAAATTATGGTTTCCCTTTCGTGAATCTTGAGTCAGAGACAGTTCACTTGCAACAATTGTATCAGGATAAAAACGTTTCCAAATAGAAAGACATTCTTTATCATCGGAAACAGCTATCATCTTAACTCCATTTAATCCTCCGCTCACAGTTACATGTGATGCTATACATTGTACAGCCATATTCTTACTTTTGCCAGTTGTTCTATCTGTCCCACGAATATGAATACCCCAAGACTTATCCAATTGTAACTTCTGTTTTCGTTGATTTAATTTGGTTAAAACTCGTTGATCAACTACACGAAACACATTAGCAAAAAATGACAGATCGTTATATATTGTTCTATAATTCAAAGTTGAAACGATGACATCTGCAGGATATTCTTTTGTTAACATACCAATGTGAATATCTTCTTTTTTAGTTGCTTTTAACATATCACCGGATAAATGTTGATCAAGCTTGTCTTTCCAAAAGGGAGGATAAACTGTAGCGTCACTAGGTATATCATTTAATGAATTCAGAACGGGAATATTTACAAGTTTGAAATATGTGTAAAAATCTTCGGTTCCATGTGACCACATTGAATCGCGCCAGTCTACATAAATTTGTAGTTTGTTATCTAAAGCAAATTTAACCGCCATCTGAAGACTTTCCATACGGTCACCAAATCCAAGCCAGCCTTTTACAACTAAATATTTCATTCTCTTATATAAATGGATACACCTGCCGTTGTTGAATTTCTCGGTACATCGTTGCTACTAGGAGCTGTTGCTTTTACATCAAATCCTATTTTTGTAGTAGCCGCTCTTGCTATTGCTATTGGTCTTGGAGGTAAGGCATCTGGTGGACACTTTAATCCAGCTGTTACCGCAATGCAGCTAGCAGCTGGAAAGATTGGTCAGAATAAAGCTCTCATGTATATGGTAGCTCAGTTTACCGCTGCCGTATTTGTATGGTTTGTAAGTTCTGTTACTAAAGTTTAAAAACGGACATAAAACGATATAATTAATGAATAACAAAATGGACCGATTCGGTGAAATAGACGAATACGATGACGAACAGCGTCAAGAACATACTAGAGTTATTAACACAATTCCATCGGAAGACTATATGACAGTATGTTATGATTTAGTCTTATGCTTCTATGCCAACTTTGTAGTTAAACCATCAAAGTTGTTTTATGTGAAAGACGAAGAATATAATAAACTTATGCAAACAGCTATCGAACTATCAACTAAAATGAGAAACGTAGCTTTTGATATGAACGAATATGCTATATTTTGTAAATCTCTTTCTCTCATGCTAAAGAAGTTAGATGAAATAGATAATGGATTAGTTAAACAAATGGAAAAATTATCAGTAAAAACGAATACAAGAAAACTCAGATTGTAAATAATAAAAAATGGACTATTCTGCAGAAGAACGTGAGTTTCACAGTGATATCATTAACGATGCAGTGGAATTTGTAGAGAAGAAAAAACTTTCTCTAGAAATTCCAATTGAAGAGCATATTAATCTACTTATTAGCTACAATGAACATGTTGAAGACCTAGCTGGAACACATGATATAGTTAACACAGTAGAGTATACTAAGTTATACGAGCAGTCAAAGATTCTTGTGAGATATCTGATTGAAGTGTATGAAAAAACAACTAACATCAATATGAATACATACTACACCTTCTGCAAAGTTATAGAGAAGATGATGGACATTCTGTTCCGAAGTGTAGAATCTGAAGAACTAACAAATATGTTCAAAGGTATGAAGATGTGAACGGTTTAAGTATTTTTAATTTGTATTAGACAAAGATGAATCGCGCTTTCGACCACAATGGTGTGACTGTGTCGGCTTCTAAACCACTGAAGGAACTCCGAACAGTTAAGAAGACTCTACTTATTGATTCAGCTGACCGAGATGTTGTAAAATATCCTGCTGGTGGTGATTTTGTAGTCTACCTTCCTCGCGTGTATAAGAACATTGTATCTATTCGTCTAACAGCGGCTGAATTTCCCACTATCAATAATGCTTTTACTCACACATATGGTACAGAAGTATGTAGTAGTGAATCAATTGCCTATGGTGCCCATCAAGGTACATCGCCTGACACAGCTGCAGCTCCTGTTCAGTATTTCTTGATTGATATTGAAGGACTGAATAAGATGGACGAGACACGTGTTGGTGCCGATCGTTCTTCATTTATTGACGGTACATTTGCTAAAATCCCGGTTAGTTCATCGACAGAGTTCATCGAGTACAACGACCATTCTGCTCAGGATAACATATCTCGCTATTCTCCTCCCATCGAGAACCTAGACCGTCTACACATTCGCACTCGTCTTCACCTGCAACAAGGTAATCAAGGATTTATGTATTGGTACGATAGTGAAAACAGTGTGTATGAAACATTCTCTCTAACTCTTGAGATTGAGTACATGGATAATGTTTTTGATTCTTTCTCATCTTTTGAGTCTCGTATCAACAATCGTGGCGATGAGAAATAATTTACTTCATACGACGACCTAAATTTACAAAAGTATCAAGTGTGTATAAAAAGAACACACCTGTAAAAATGTATAGCATCATATCTTGCGACGAAGCAGCTTCATAACCAGTTCGATTCTGTTCTATCATACGTAGAATGCGATCGAGTTTGATATCGTGAGCGGCTGACTGGAATGCAGGAGGAGCATAAGCAAAGTCGGTACCATCATCGCGAGGGTAATAAGGATTTGTTATTTTACCCTTTGTTGATGAAAAATTGGTCATATGTTCCTTTGTAGACGGAACACGTGCAGGACCGTAATTTGATTCCATATCTTCATCTGATCCACCAATTGGAAGTGACTTCGTCAGGTCATCGATTGTCTTGCGATGCTTCTGTAGTGCAGCAGTGGAACGATGAATAGGTGTAGGATGAACACGACCTTCCTTCTCAGGATCACGCTTCTGATGAGAAGCGTCATGTTTTGATGTCATATCAAAATGTTTCTTTGGAAATGAAGATCCCCATACTTCTTCGAGACTTGCCATCTCTCACTTGTTGAAAGACTCATAGAAAAATATTAACAAGTCTGTCAAACAAATGAAGCTCTCAGAAATGGAACTTGTTGGCGTCGGTGTTCTAATTGTTTACACTGCATTCTTTACACACCCTCCGCCTTCTTTAGTGTCATCTCTGCTATCAAGTCCAGTTGGACATGGTGTTATACTTTTGGGTATACTCTATTTGTTCATGTCTCATAGCACTATACTTGGAGTCTTTCTAAGTATTGCATATGTCATGACCTCAACAAGTACGTTAGAGTATTTTGATTCTAAGGAACAGAAGCCTAAGGCTCCGTCTCAACCTAAAGCAAATGGTATCCCCCCTGCAGCTGTTTCGGGTATGTTAGCTGCAATGACTGGTAAGAAGAAGGGAGATGTTCGTCTCCCCCAGTCACACGGTAAGGCTAGCAATGTAAAACCTCCTGTATCTATGCATGCCAAGCCAGCTGCTCCTGCCAAAGTTGAAAACTTTAGTACCTTTTGAGTAAGGAGATGATTCATGAGAAAATAGCAGAATTTGCTTCATCACCATTTGTAGTTGGTGCCATGATGTTACTACTCAATGTAGGTAGTCGTTATATCGTCCATGAATTTAGTGACAATGATGAAGAATATAGTCAAAACATTATACTTCGTCGTTTAACCATCTTTGCAGTGTGTTTTGTAGGAACTCGTGACTTAATTACATCTCTTCTACTAACAGCATGTTTTGTAATTCTTGCTTCTGGATTTTTGCGTGGTAAATCAACATTTGCAAGAGAGGGAATGACAAGTCCTGACGATAAGATGCGTGCCGCTGCTGGGCTACATGGAAAAGTCGAAGCACCCGCTTATGACACAAATGTAAAACCTATGTTTTAAATAATGGGGGGATTTCACTCTAAAGATATGGCTATATGTTTAGTCATTTTTAATCCAGTACAATCAAAGCGTATACTTATGAACTATTTATATACTGTTAACCAGTTTAAGTTACAAAAATTGCCAGTATTCACATTAGAGCTTGTGTTTAAGGACAGAGAACCTGAAATACACGATGCATTTCATGTTCGATGTGATTCATTTATGTTCCATAAAGAACGCATGTGTCGGATACTCGAGACCAAAATTCCTTCTAAATACAAAAAGTTACTTTTTATTGATGGAGATGTTATTTTTAATAATACTACATGGTATTCTGATATTTCAAAATTATTAGATACACATGACGTTGTTCAACCATTTGAAAAATGTGAATGGTTAGATTTGACATATACAAATGTCACGTTAGAACGAAAAACTGTTTTACACATGAAAGAATCTGTTTGGAACTATAATTATCATCCTGGATTTGGTTGGGCATTTCGTCGTGAATGGTACCGTAAAACTGGATTCTTTGATTGGGCAATAAGTGGAAGCGGTGATACACTGTCATCTGCTGCATGGATGGGAAAAACGTTTCCTAAAGTATTCAAGTCGCTTCCCACAAGTTTAAAACCGGCTTATAGTGAGTTCACCAGTAAGCATGTTCCACGTATAACATATTATTTGAATGGTAAAATTCAACATTTGTATCATGGTTCAAAAACAAATCGTCAATATGTAGAACGTCATAAAATAATTGATAGCGAATCTGATATACGTAAGCTGATAACAATTAACAAAGACGGAGTATATGAATGGATTGATAAAGCAAAGTGGAATCCTATGTTTTTAGATTATTTTCAAAGTCGTTTAGATGACGATGTGAGCGATCTACCTTACAAAGGACCTACTAGTTAAAGACGAATAGAAACCGAATTCTTACCCGTTGAACCACCCGGTTTCTTTATTGCACTCGTTAAAACCTTCTTCGTCTCTACACCTGCATTGACTTTCTTGAGTAGATCATCAATATTAACTTCGGGACCCTTCATTTCGCGTGCAGGAACCGAGGGAGGAGCTGCAGTACGACCTACTTGAGGAGCGGGATTAGGACGCTGTTGTTGGGGTAGTTTTACCGGAGACTTGATGGATGCAGGAACCTGAGGGCGTACATTTGTCTGCTGGGGAGGAGGCGGCACCATTCCGCTCATAAAGCTAGCAAGACCGGCAAGGGGGTTAGATGCAGGTGGCTGAGCCATTCCACCACCCTTCATAGACTGTGTTTGCTGTTGCATGGCAGCAGTAGCTAGCTGACGAGCGATATCAGGATTAGTACGAAGAACTTCATCGATATTTGGAATAGGAGCCTTCATTGCCATCTGATTTGTTAGGTGAACCATGTAGACCATCATACAAGTACGAATGGGAATACGAACAAGCGGATGCATCTTAATTGACTCACCATACATGTCGTATAGTTCCTCAAAATCTTCCTCCATATCAACTACATTCATCTGAGCTGATTCAGAAAGACCATCAAGGCGAAGACCAAATGCCTTAACTAGAGGCACATTCTTAGAACTCCATTCCATAGCAGACATTCCGGTAATAAACCAGTCACAAAATTGTTTAATTGTTGCATCCATATCCTTCTCCTTCTTGATGAACTCAAGCTCCATTCGCATCTCTTCAAGAGGCGACTCGAGCGTAAAATTCTTACGCATCGGAAGACCGGCAGCCTGGAAGCGCTTAAACTTACGAAGCATATCATACTTCTCACGAAGTACGTGCTCGTCCGACATCTTGCGAGAGGACTGTGACGGAAAATATGATTCAGCATTCATATTTTCGAGTCCTTCACTGGTTCGAACAGAACCAACATTTTCCATGGAAGGAACAAGTTTAGGAGCTTCGTCAAAATTAATCGTTGGAAGTTCAAAAGTTCCAGTCTCTTTCGGAAGTTCAATGTTAACACTAGACATAGCACCGTTTGTTAGGAAGTCTGCTCCTAATATATCCATTTATTTCATCTAAACGAGACGGTTATGAAAACTAGAACGCGCCTTCCCGAGTGTTGTATCAAATAAAAGTAACCACTGTGGAGCATTTTTTTCATATGTCCATGAATCTAATACACACATATACTGTTCTCTTGCTATCTGCTTAACTTTTTCAGGATTTGCTTTCAAATCAAGTAAAATTTCAATACCTTCTTCAACTGTAGAAAACTTAGGACCAGGTAGAAAAGAAAAATTACCTACTTTTGTTCCAATAACAGGAACTCCAGAAACAATAGCTTCAAATGCAGGAAGTGGTCCGGTTTCAGACCAATTTTCAGGACCAGCTGTAACAAGTAGAAGATCTATAGTTTTATACCATTCTTTCACATCCTCACGTGGTTTCCATTGTTCTGCATCAAATTTAGATATCTTGGTATCGGTAAAAATAGCAATCTGTGTTGCCATTGAAAAACGTTTGGATGGAAATGTACTTCTACCACACCAACCTAAAGTAGTTATTTCACCAGTTCGTTCAACATAGTCAAATAAGTTATGATTAACACCATTTTTTACAAGATAAACGGGCGTTAGTTTGGGAAACAAATGGCTTATAAAATAACTTGTCATACCATAATTTAGACCATCTGGCAAAGGATCTGTAAACTCGGGATATCCATGTGAAACAAAAACATACTTTTTAAAATGTTCAAATGGAAACACATTTTTTAGATAGTAATATGCATCTAACCCTGTCATAACTATGTCTGCCTTTTTTTCTTTTTCATAAAATTCAGAGTCTGTAAAATGCCAATCATGAAATATGACATTGTATGCATCTTTTATATAGGGTTCTAGATCGGTATGAACATTTCGAACAGCCCCGACACCCTGATCAAAAATAAGCAGAAGTGGCTTCATTATATTAACTACTTTCAGAGTTCTTTAAAGCAGAGTGAAACATTTCTCTCCACTTTTCTGAAACAACTTTATAGTTCCATTTTTGTACAATACAGTTGTACTGTTCTTTTGCTATTTGTTTGACTCGTTCAGGATCATTCTTAAGTTCATTCAAAATAGAAACAGCTTCTTCAACTGTAGCAAACTTGGGACCAGGAACTTCCATAAAATTTCCAACAGCGGTTCCAATAACTACAACACCAGATGCAATTGCCTCAAATGCAGGAAGTGGTCCTGTTTCAGACTGTCCGTTTGGAATTGAAGTAATTAACAGAATATCTATTTTCGAATACCATTCTTTTAACTCTTCAGACGATAGAGGTTTCCATTCAGCTACATCTTCAAATGGAACTTTAGAACTAACTTGCAATTCAGTACCAAACTGTTTAGCTATTTGACGAGCCCAATCAAATTGTTTGAACCATACACGAGGCGCTCCACACCAACCTATTGCATTCGTTGATCCAGAATGTTCTTTGTGTGTATAATCATCTAGTTCTACACAGTTAGGTACAAAAAATGGTTTCAAATTGGTAGGGAATAGATGCTCAATTGAACGACTTACTATTCCATATGTTGCAAGTGGTGATGGATCCATGCATTGCATTTCTTCAAATCCATGAGATACAAATACACATTTTTTCATATTTATTCCTGGAAAGTGTTCTAGCACATAATGTTGGCCAAGATAACACGACATAAATAAATCGCATGTATTAAATTCATTTTGAAGTCTATGTTTGTCCTCCCAAGATCCCCAATCACAATATATAAACTCAAACTCATCAGAAAGATAACGTTCTAAAGCATGGTGAATCTTTCCAATAGCCCATCCATTTTCGGCCCATATAAACAGTTTTTTCATTTGTTATTTTCTAGTACCCACAATCCTTGTAAAAAAGAATCCGCAAGATCATCGCGTTTAGGATGTTTCATCATATGTTCTTTTAGTTCCTGTGTTGGAACAAGTTCTTTTGCATGTAAAATTCCAGTACTCTTACGTCCTTTATAGGTCTTTGTTGAATCTTGAACAGTTACCATATTGGTTAGCTTGTGAACTGCAGAAACACCTTTACACTTAAATCCTTGACAAACAAACCACATGTGAAGCATAGCCTGAACACAAAGCATGCGCTTGTCAGGTTGCTGTTCAAAGCAAATAAGATCAGAGTCTTTCCATAGATCACGACGAGCTTCTAAACATTTTGCTATTGGGTCTGCAAGATCAACTACAGATACCTGTTTTGCTGATTTGACACAACGTTTCCAAACATTGGCACAGTAGAAGTTATACAAACCATCGACAAGTACTTTCTTATTTGTTCCAGAAATCGAGTGTTGTGTTCCTTCTACTTTGAGTTCTTCTAACGTTTTCTTATTCAACGATGATTTAGTGGGAGGTTTGGTAGAACCCTTGGGCTTGTGAGTTTTACAACAATAAGATGTTCCATCATGTTTCATCCAATTAGCTGGTTTCTTACATTTGAAACATTTGGCAGCATCATGTCCCGCCGATTCGGCCATAACATCGATCAAATCCCAGTGAACAATTTTTACATCTTTTCTATCTTTTCCCTCAAGTACACAGAAAGCTAGATTTCTTAAACCCACGTCAAATGAAACCAATTTCATTACTTAGTAAAACGGATTATATGTAAGCATAATTGTGAGAGGCAAAAAAATGGATACCAATAAGTCCTATCGTGAGAAGAAGAGCGGAAAGTACCTCGGACGGTTTATCCGTGCACTGGGCAGAGAACCAGAGGGTACTGGACGAGGCAGGAAGGGAACGGCTTACCACTTCATGCCAAACAATGAAACCGTGTTCAACTGGGGTGTTGGAATTTCATGGTATTATGACGAGGACTTTGATGTCAATAATCCACCAATTCCGGGAGATCTAGAAGAGGTCACGTAATTAGTAAAAACGGATTCTAATTGTTTTTACTTGATTATTGTAGAAAAAATGAACAATTGTACTGCTGATCTCGTCTTCTACTTTACCAGCGCCGATGGCCCTCGGTATGTTGATACGCGAACTCTCAGTTCTGATCTACTACACTTCCTAGAGGAAGCTGTCGAGAATCAGCTCAGGAAGGGATTGTTTACTGAAATTACATTTTCAGTTTCATTGCCAATCAATAAGCAATACGGCACTCTACTTTTCGATAGCGAGGCCAACAATGATTTTGATCGCTTTCTTGATTTCTGGGTTTTCCCAAGTATCAAGAAGCTCAACAATGACTGGTCTGTAATTATCAGTATGACCAAGAGAACTGTTTATGACAACGCCGGAAACAAAGTGGATGCACTGTCTTGGGGTAATTAGTAAAAACGAATAATTTTTTTACATGGTATTTTTGTTGCAAATAAAAGATGGACTGCATCACAAGAACCTATAAGTTTGAGGTTCTTGAGGGTAAGAGTTTCTTTTACGATGGAACAACTAAGTGTCGAAAGTTGGCAGCAGAAATGACAAAAGATCAAGAAAAGGAATTTGAGATTGCACTATCGTGTGAATTATACGAAGAGTTTGAAGGAGAGATTGATGTTCAAGTTGATATGAAAACTAGAACAATTTTCATGAGAAACTTCAAGCCATCAGTCCTTTATAGTAGCTGGGAAACGTTTGCTTTTCGAAAGAAGGGTATTTCAATTACAACTGAATATCACATTCGGCTTGTTGAGACAATATAAAGAGCAACCAAAAGAGTCATAGCAGCATCCGAAGAAGGATCGTGTGCATCGCCTAATGGTAAAATATCCCGAAGCTGACGTTTTTTACCTGTTTCATCTGGAACTTCATTTACGATACAATTGTACGTTCCTTCAAGTTTAGCAGTTCCACATTTAGCACGACTTTTTAAATTCCATTCAGCAATGTCATATACAGCAGCAGGTTTCTTATATTTTATACCATTATATTTACAAGCATTCTCAAGAGCTTCCATGTCATAAACTCCTTTAACTACAACTAATGATTCTGAATACATATCTAGAAACTTTTTGTACCATGCTTTTGTTTTGTGATGCTTCTTGATATTAGAATCATTTAAGTAGATATTAATACCTTCCTCAAGGATTTGATGTTGCTCTTCTGGAAGAACTTTCTTATAAGCTGATGCCCATGGCATGACTAAAGACGATTGGACAATATCTAATTCGTGCGCTGTTTTATCAGATACAGTTGCAAATTGAGATGAAATAAATGAAATATCTAAATCAGGGGGAGAAAGCGTAACAAAAAAATGCTTATGATACTCCCAGCTTCCGTCTGTATTCTTTGTTAACAAAAATCCGCCAACTTCGCGAGGTGTAAAAAACTCATCAGTAGACGGAATCGCTATATACCCTTTGCTACCATACACTCTCCAGAACTCACAATCAAAGCAAAGTATTGACTTGTGACCGTTCGCCAATGTATCCAAATGTTTATTTTGGATCTTCATTATTCTTAAGCAGTAGCTTTTAGTAGCTGAAGAAGGACCGTTTTGGCATCGCGCTTTCCATACGGAATACCTTTCTTATCTAGAAGTTCCTTTAGCTGTGTAACAGTCTTATCTTGTAGATCATCTACATCCGTCTTATCGACAGTTGTTGCCGTAACAGGAGGGCCTTCTACAATTTCAACTTCATCTTCGTCAACTGAAACACGGTCATCATCCTGCTTTACAACTTCTTCCTGCGTAGTAAGTTCGGGAACTACGGGTTCTGCAGGAGCAGGCGGTGTGAGAGCAGTTGAGACGGCAACTGCAAGTCCCTGTACATGCTGCAGTAGACGATTCTGCTGCCAGAAGAGATAACCCATCATACCTGATAGTACAAAAACCATAGACGCAAGAACAACAACGGCCGCGTTAAGAAAGTCCATTTATGAATTGTAGTGAAGAAACCTTCTTTGTTTAAACGTAAAGGAAATGCCCACGCCGGATGCATCGTGTCCTAATTATTTACGCTAGAACTCCTCATCACAACGAATTTCCATATCACGAGCATTCATTCCAACACCAGGCTTAGAATATTCAGAAACCTTCTTCTCAAAGAAGTTAGTTTTACCTTCGAGTGAAATCAGATCCATGAAATCAAACGGATTGGATGCCCTATAAATTTTAGGGAATCCAAGCTGAACTACAAGACGATCAGCTACAAACTGAATGTACTGTGACATGTCACGTGAGTTCATTCCAATAAGAGAGCAGGGAAGAGCTTCTACAATAAATTCAGTTTCACATGCTACTGCATCAATTATGATTGCGGTTACCTGTTCAACAGATAGCTTATTTTGGAGTTTGTGGTACATTGCTACTGCAAATTCAGTATGTAGTCCTTCGTCACGAGAAATGAGTTCGTTTGAGAACGTTAGACCAGGTAGAAGACCGCGCTTCTTTAGCCAATAAATAGCACAAAATGAACCGCTAAAGAATATACCTTCTACACACGCAAAACCTACAAGACGTGTTGCGTAATCTGTAGGTGAATCAATCCAATTCATAGCCCACTGAGCTTTTTTACGAATAGCAGGAATAGAATCAATTGCACGAAAGTATTTTAGCTGTTCATCTTTATCTTTCACATACTGATCAATCAGTAGTGAATACGTTTCAGAATGAATACCTTCCATTGCGTTTTGGAGACCATAGAAAAGACGTGCTACTGGAGATTGAACATCTTTTTGAAATCGAGTAGCCAAATTCTCCTGTACAACTCCATCAGAACCAGCAAAGAATGCCAAAACATGTTTAATAAAGTATTTTTCATTATCAGTTAGCTTCTCCCAATCTTCACGGTCTTTATTGAAATCAATTTCCTCAACTGTCCAGAAAGAAGCTACTGCTTTTTTATACATTTTATACAAATCTTGTTCTGAATCAGAAATAGGGAACAAAGTATAACGACCTCCAAGAGTTACGGAAGAGGGGTCGAAAAGAGGCTCCATGTTGTTAGAACGAGAAAAGGAATTAAATGATTCCATGATAGTAATATTAAATGCCTGTTCCTGGAAATGATCCATTTTCCAACAGCAGTGTGCAAAATGTTCTACAACATACAATTTCACCTAAAATTGTAACTGACGGTTCTAGTGGTTATACTGTAAAAACTGACCTGATCAATGTAGATAATATTTATGTTACTGGAAATGTCTATTCAAATAATGTACCACTATCGGCTTACTATTCGGCAACAACATTTAAGACAACTGGTAGTTTTCCAACTATAACATTGAGTGGTGGAACCCTTGCTGCTGGTCAAAATGCAGGAACTCTTAATCAAGGTACATTTGCTACTGCATTGGGATATGGTTCGGGGGAAAGTAACCAAGGAACGAGTGCTATTGCAATAGGGCTACAAGCGGGACAATCAAATCAGGGAGGCAATGCTATTGCAATTGGAACACAGGCTGGTCGTTATAATCAAGCTTCAAACTCCATAATTATAGATGCTACTGGGTCACAATTACAGAATGTGGTAACAAATACATGTGTAATAAAGCCCATTCGTTCTGTAGCGTTGTCTGATTTACCAGCTGGATCAATTCAAGTTTATTGGAACCCTACAACGGGAGAACTAATGGCAGTGACTCTATAAATAATCTATATATATATATATAAAATGATCAAGGGTCTTCATGATGCTATGCGTCCAGCTACAGCTCCGGTAAAGGCTGCAGTAGCTGCTACTTTTAAGTCAGGTACGTCTACGTCACTAACGTTTGATTTAAAGGGATTAACTAGTGGATCAACGTATCGTGTTGGAATATTTAGCCCTACGGCTGTTCAACTAACGGGCCTAACAGTCTCAGGTGGTACAGGTGGTACGTTCACTGCCACAGGTGGTACTAATCTTACACTTGTTGCTGCAGCTGCAGCTGTTACAGGACTAACTGTTACTACAGGAACTTTAGGTGCTACCGGTGTATATGCAATAAAAGTGAAACTATCAGCTGATGCAAGTTATCCTACCAAAGCTACAACGTCTGCATATTATGATTCTACGTATCAAATTTGGTTAGCTGCTGCTAAACTTACGACAGTCGTAGGTAACCAAGTTGTTACAGGTGGACTTAACGTATCCGGTTCTATCCTAAAAAATGGTGTAGCTATTGGTGGAACAACTGGTTCAGGAGGTGCAACTACAGTAGCTGTTGGTGCTAGTGCCGCTTATAGTGGACAGGGAATAAATTCAGTAGCTGTTGGTTCTAGTGCTGGTTCTAACGCACAGGGAGGTAATTCGGTAGCTGTTGGTGTTACTGCCGGTGCTACTACACAGGGAACAAATGCAGTAGCTGTTGGTGCTAGTGCTGGTTCTAACGCACAGGGATTAACTGCAGTAGCTGTTGGTGATAGTGCCGGTCGGACTACACAGGGAGTAGGTTCGGTAGCTGTTGGTGCTGGTGCCGGTAATGATACACAGGGAGTAAATTCAGTAGCTATTGGTAGTAATGCCGGTCGGACTACACAAGGCACAGATTCAGTAGCTGTTGGTTGTGGTGCCGGTCAAGTTACACAAGGATCAAATTCAGTGGCTATTGGTTTTATTGCCGGTAATACTACACAGGGAGCAAATGCAGTAGCTGTTGGTGCTAGTGCCGGTTCTAACGCACAGGGACAGGATTCAGTAGCTATTGGTAATACTGCCGGTCAGACTACACAGGGATCAAATTCAATAGCTATTGGTGTTACTGCCGGTGCTAGTGGACAGGGAACAAATGCAGTAGCTGTTGGTACTAATGCCGGTAATGCTACACAGGGACATGATTCAGTAGCTGTTGGTTATGCTGCCGGTAATACTACACAGGGAGCATATTCACTAGCTATTGGTAATAATGCCGGTAATACTACACAGGGATCAAATTCAGTAGCTGTTGGTGCTAGTGCCGCTTATAGTGGACAGGGAGTACAAGCAATAGCTATTGGTAATAATGCCGGTAATACTACACAGGGATCAAATTCAGTAGCTGTTGGTGCTAGTGCCGGTCGGACTACACAAGGCTCGGATTCAGTAGCTGTTGGTCCTAGTGCTGGTCAGTCAAATCAGGGAACAAATGCAGTAGCTGTTGGTACTAATGTCGGTCAGACTACACAGGGAGCATATTCAGTAGCTGTTGGTGCTAGTGCTGGTTCTAACGCACAGGGAGCATATTCAGTAGCTGTTGGTAATAGTGCCGGTATTAGTTCACAGGGATCACAAGCAGTAGCTGTTGGTACTAATGCCGGTGCTAGTTCACAGGGAGAAAATTCAGTAGCTATTGGTTATAGTGCCGGTGTTACTTCACAGGGATCAAATACAGTAGCTGTTGGTCCTAATGCCGGTGCTACTACACAGGGATTAAGTGCAGTAGCTGTTGGTACTAATGCCGGTAATGCCACACAGGGAGCATATTCAGTAGCTGTTGGTGCTAGTGCCGGTAATGCCACACAGGGAGCATATTCAGTAGCTGTTGGTACTAATGCCGGTTCTAATACACAGGGAGCAAATTCAATAGCTATTGGTAATAGTGCCGCTTATAGTGGACAGGGATCAAATTCAGTAGCTGTTGGTTTTGGTGCCGGTGCTACTACACAGGGATCAAATTCAGTAGCTGTTAGTTATTATGCCGGTAATGATACACAGGGATCAAATTCAGTAGCTGTTGGTGCTAGTGCCGGTCGGACTACACAGGGATCAGCTTCAGTAGCTGTTGGTACTAATGCCGGTCAGTCAAATCAGGGGGCAAGTTCAGTAGCTGTTGGTACTAGTGCCGGTCAGACTACACAATCAGACCAATCAGTAGCTCTTGGGTTTAGTGCTGGTATGACGACACAGGCGTCAGGTGCAGTAGCTGTTGGTTATGCTGCCGGTTATACTACACAGGGAGTAAATTCAGTAGCTGTTGGTAATAGTGCCGGTAGTACTTCACAGGGACAGGCTTCAGTAGCTATTGGTGCTGGTGCCGGTCAGACTACACAAGCAAACCAATCAGTAGCTCTTGGGTGTAGTGCTGGTATGACGAGTCAGGCGTTAGGTGCAGTAGCTGTTGGTACTAATGCCGGTTATACTACACAGGGAGCATTTTCAGTAGCTATTGGTTATAGTGCCGGTCAGTCAAATCAGGCAAGTAATTGTATTGTTATTAATGGCTCAGGTAGTAGTTTAGAAAATACAACAACAGGTACATGCGTAATAAAGCCGATTCGAACAGTAACAGGTGGTGTTGCCCCTGCTGGATTTAGTGCTACATATTACAATCCTACAACTGGAGAATTAATAGTGGTGACAACTTAAATAATCTATATATATATATATAAAATGATCAAGGGTCTTCATGATGCTATGCGTCCAGCTACAGCTCCGGTAAAGGCTGCAGTAGCTGCTACTTTTAAGTCAGG